GCTACGCCTGCCCATTGCTCGCCTTGGCCAGCAGAGAAAGAACCTCCAGTACCAGTACTAGAAGCTTCTTTGATCAATTCTTTAGCTTGATTCTCAAGAATCATAGCCATAGAGTTTGTTTCGTGCTCACTTGAAAGACCTTCTAATAGACCAGTAGCAGTCCACTTTTCAGCCAATCTAGCAGCATCAGCTTGCAAGCTCTTAAAGCCGCTTGCTGATTCGTTTAAAAGATTGTTTAAATCCATGATTAATTTTTTTCAAATGTTATTTAATAATACCTGCAAGTTTTTGCATACGTAGTACAGCCTGGTTAGCTTCAGCTATTACCTCTGGTTTTGTTGAAGTCCCAGCAGCAGAGGATGCAAATCCTTTTGCCTCTCTTACTACTTCTTTCTTTCCACCAGAAGGAATATTTTCACTAACTGTTTCAAATACCAACTTAACCTCTTTTACAGTTTCAGCTTTATCAAAAGCAGCGATAACGTTTGCTTTCTGACCTTCACTGAGAGAATTTGCTTTGAATACTTTATTTACGTACAACAATTTTGCATTCAACAAGTTAGTCTCGTTGAGTTCTTTTTGAAGAGTTTTAACAGTTTCTAAAGCTTCATTTAATTCAGCTTCATTAGTACCGGCACCGCCTGCACCTACGTTGGAGCCTGATTTACCAGGAGCACCTTTAACGCCTCCTTGCATACCGCCTGCAACGCCTGCAAGTTTTTCGAAGATGCTTTTCATCTTAGGACCTAACTCACCAGCAAGAGCTTTTCTTTGAAGAACCTCGGTACCACCTGCGGCGGCTACTAAGGCACCGATTCCAGCACCAATTGCCATCAGACTTACCGGTTCTTCATTCAACTCTACTTCATCTACCATTTCCTCTTCCATATTTCCGTAATCACCCTCTTCTACTGTTTCTTCAACAGCTTCTTCTTCTGTGATTACTTCTTCATCTTTTGACATTTCAGCTAATTCAGCCATCAACTCTTCTAAGTTAATTTCTTCATCATCTGCAGCAGTCATATCGCCAGCGGCCATATCTTCTGCTTCATCTTCTGCTTCCATGTCATCCTCCATAGTATCTTCCTCTTCGTGGTCACCCATTTCTTGAGATAAGATATCACGGATCATGTCTTTAAGATCATCTACAGTCATATCTGTATCAGCGATCTCATCATCACCAGCAGGCTCTTCACCTTCTGCTTCATCTTCTGCTTCGTCTTCAGATTCTTCTGAATCACCCTCAGCTTCTTCGTTGTCTGCGTCTTCTTCTGCAACAACTTCAGTAGTCTCTTCAACTTCTTCTTCTGAAATTACTTTCTCGTCAGCTTCTTCTTCCATTTCTGCAAGACGTTGAGCAAGTAGTTCTTTCAACTGTGGAGTTAAAGACTCTTCTAAAGCAGCTTTAGCGTTAGCGATAGCAGCCTCACGAACAGATTTAGCATCAGCAATTGCTTGCGTGAATAAATCTTTGTTAGCCATAATGTTAACTTGTGATTTTCTACGTCTATTGAACAATGACGTAATAGAAATTTTGTGTTTTTTAATACCGTATCGGACGATATATTCATATATAAATATACAAGAGTCCGAAAAACAAGAAACCCGGCCGGTGCCGGGTAACTCATCCTAAAAAGGTTTGCCTAAGGTAGCAGGCTCTGTATATAGATTAAGCCTTACCTTCGGTTACAGATGCTTTTCTATAGTCTGTAACTAGTTTCTTAATCTCACCTAAAGCTTTTCTTGCTCTTCCTTTAGCAGCTTTAGTAGTTCCTTCATGATTCTCTTTAAATTCTGTGTAAAGAGTATCAATTTGTTCGAATAATTGTTCTGTGTTCATAAAACTTTAATTTAGTTATTAATTATGCTCTTAATATATCTCCGATGATTGAATGTAGTTTACTGTACTTGTCTTCTTTTACAGCACCTTCATTCAATGAAATTGGATTCATGAATGCTCCATGCGTTGATGGATTTGATACAAAGTCCCAACATACAAGTTCAAAATCATCTTGAACCTCTAAGTGACCTTCGTTAGTTGGCTTAACTGATCCTGTACCTCTTGAGGAAATGCCAATAGTGTGTCCGCCTCTAATAATCTCCTTTACAATATTACCTGAAGGAGTGTTTAGTAACTCTACTCTACCGCAAAGATCATCTCCGTCCCACCATAGTTCCTTAACTACGTGAGAGGCGTTTTTTAAAGAAACGATAGCTGATTCTGGATGGTCCAGTTCTCCGTAAGCATTACCTACCTTAACGAAGTTTTCCATGTAGTTGTTAACTTCTCTAATGAGAACCTGCTTATCGTATACTCTACCGTTTTGATTCTTAGCACCAGCTCTTTGCATTACACCGGTTACTTCAAATACACCAGGTCTAGTCTTCGATTCTACAATCGTAGGCTTAAATGGAGTATATTCTACTAATACATTGTTCATGGTTAGTCGTTTATTACTTTAGCGATAATCTTCTTGAACATCTCCTTGAGATCTTTTTTCTTATTCTCGTACATTTCGTGGTCTGAATGATCTGGAGTATTCGCTGCTAATTCATCAAAATCAGCGTAGTATGCTTTCTCTAATTGTTCAACATGATGTACGTCTACTTCATCTCCTGGGTACCACTCTTCCAATGCTTGATAGGCAGCATCAATGATCTCCGATTGAGCAGGTCTCTCTGTTGGGTGACCTAACTTATCATGCATGATCGGTAAGATAAATTCTACTTCTGTAGAGTGTATTGAGTTTTCAGATAATTGAGCGATTGCTCTATCAACCTTATCCAACATATCACCGTACCTATCGGCGACTGGGCCGCCTTCCATTTCAGCTTCTTGCTCCATATCTCTCATAATCTGAGCTTTATGTTGCTTTAGTTTAGCAATCTTATCAGCGTTTGGATTAGCTTTAGGGGCAGATGGTTTCCTGTTTTTCATTGCTCTAACTCTCATAGCGTGATCGCTATTATCTACAGACTCACCTTCGCTTAATGAATCTTCATCTTGCTCGATTTCGTCGATAATACTCTCTAATGTAGTATCGTACCTGTTTGGACTAGTTCCAAAGTCTAGGGCTCCATATGCTTCTGCTCTTCTTAAATAAGTTGGGAAGAATACTTTCATTACATCGTAAGCTTGTCTAGATAATCCTCCTAATTCCTCGAGAATGTTCCTTAGCTCTGCGAGACCTTCTCCTTTACTTTCGTTGTCGTATTCACCTTCGTTAACAGGTCCTTGTAATACTCTTTCAATATCTTTAGCAAATGCTGATGCTAATGGATATTCAGCAGAGAAATATGACATTCTATCTCCGTCTTCTACTGCTTTTTTATCTAAACGCTCTTTTAAGTACTTGTGAATTGCGTAAAGTTCGTTTGGACTAGCTTCTTCGGTTAGATCTGATACGATTAGTTTTTCTAGATCTTCCATAGTATGTACTTTTTCGTACTTAGCTAGTCTAGAAGAGTCTCCTGATTTTAGATCTCCCTTAACTTGTACAGCGAAAGCTAATACTTCCGGTTTACCTGGATTGCTGGCGAGTAGTTCGTTTGTTAATCCTGCGATACGAGTCTTTAACGATACCTCTTCTTCTAAGCTAGAGTCTATTTTTTCATACTCTGCTTGAGCAGAATCGTGCCTAAATTCTTCCTCTTCTTTTTTTTTAGCAGCTAAATCGTCGTAGTACTTATCCTCTGCACTACCTTCGTTCAACTTAACCTTCTCCATTTTCTCTCCTGGGGTTGGTAGTTGCTCGCCTATTTCTTTTAAGATGTTTGCAATCCTAGTTCTTAACTCATCAGTATCAACTGTTTCGTTTACTTTTGTAAACTTAGTGTTCATTGGAGTAGCTCCAGATTTTTTAGCATTTGCAATATACTTATCAGCTTCTGCTTCTGAATAGTCTTTACCTTCTTCTGCTTCAAACTCATCTTGACCGGGGATAGATACTTTTACTCTTACTTCATCGGTTCTCTTAGCCCATTCTTTTTCGAAATGTTTCTTTGCTACTACTACGGTCTTGGATGTAACGTGGTTGTCTTTCTGAAATTTCTTCCAAGCTTCTGCTTCTTCCTTGCTCATTCCTTCATTCAACTTAACCTTCTCCATTTTTTCTCCTGGGGTTGGTAGTTGCTCGCCTATTTCTTTTGAGTAGTAAGCTCTATCTTTAGTTAAGTTCTTAACTGCAGTTTCTTTAGCTTTTTCGTAATCTTCTTTAGATACATCTAAAGTATCGAACTTCTTATCTAACTCAAATTTAATACCTGTATCTAATACATCAGGAGCAATGTGATCTACTGCTCTTGCTTCGAAGTACTTCTCGTCTTTCTTAGCTTCGGTAAGTGTTCCTTTGTTCTTAAGGATTGATACAGTATCATCGAAGCTGTTAATAGTAGATACAAATTGAGGCATCTCAATAGCTGCATCTCTTTTGAATTGAGCTTTAGAGAAGTTACCCTCTAATACTGCGTTATATTTTTCTTGTAATGTTCTCATCTGTAGTCTACTAATTTAGTGCTTGATGGTCGTTTTGGTCGTTCTACTTTCTTGAAACCCATTTTCTTTAAAAACTGGGTTGCTCTATTATCTCTATCATCTTTTGAAAAAGCGGCAGGTGTAGCGTATTGAGCTCCAGTGCCAGGGGTAAAGCTTGCACCAGTACCTGTAGCACTGATTTCAGAGAGTTGCTCTTTAATGTACTCTCTTAGAAGTTCTTCTACCTCTCTTCTTTTCATAAGTTCTTCAACTCGTTAACTAGTTCGTAGTACTGTAACAAGTTAATAATGTGATTATCTCCTACTTTAGTCTTATTAGAAATAGGAGTTATATTCTTAGCTACTTCGTCAAGCTTAATCTTAGCAATACTGTCTTTAACGTTTGCTTTATATTCGTCAACTGCAGTAGCAATTTTCTGTAGCTCTTCGTTAATCAGAGTTCTAAGTTTTACCTGAGAGTCTGATGCGTTGATAAACTCTCTTAGAATAGTTTTCTGCTCTGGTAAGAAGTTATCGTATGCACCGTTGAATTTCTCTAACAAGATCTTATACGTAAGTAAACGTAAGTCTTTATCGTACTTAGCAAACTCTTCTACAATAGTATCTGTTACTTCTTGCTTATCTTGCTTAGACTCAGTTAAGTGCTCTAAAACTGTCATCTTATTCTCTACAATAAAAGTAGGATCTGATAAGTCACTGTTTTGAGCTTCCATTAGACAGTACAGAGCAGCTAGTGCTTTGTAATCTCTAACCTTCATTGAGAAGAATTCATCAACATTATAAGCTTCTTTAATCTCTTTAATCAACTCGTACTTCTGCTTTTTAGCAGCTTGACGGTCAATCTTTCTTGAGATTTCAGTAACAGTAGATAAAATGGATTCTCCTTTATTCTGAGAGACTCCTCTATTTTCTAGTATATACTTATATAGTTTAAATTCTCTAACTAGGGATGTTTTACCGGTGAAGAACTTCTTTATAATCTTTACTGCAGGAGATTCCTGACGGGATAGCGTATCGGTAGCAATTTGCTTTACCAACAGCTCGAAGATTAGTCCAGTATTTTTGTACTTTGAATGCTTAATTCTCATGAGTATGCTATTCTACTAATATAAATATATGTTACTAACCTAAATCTTTGATATTACTTTCTTTTAGCATCTCCGATTCTTTTTCAACCTTTTCTTCAAAGATTAACTTCTTCTTTGGTACGAAGAGGTCTTGATTTTGGTAGAATACTGATTTAGTTTGTAAATTGTCTATTTTGTTATCTTCGGATATGTTGATCTCTTGATCTTCTTCATTGTCATATCCTCCGTGCATATCATGAGTACCTAAGCGATCTCTACCAAATGGACTGTCTTGAGTACCGTAGGTTGAAGCGTGAATCTGAGGTCTTCCTTCAGGATTTACTTCATCATATCCTACTGGCATCTTAGGAGTATCCATTCCTCTTCTACCGTACATAGAAGCGAGATCGTGTGGTGTACCGTAAGTAACTCCAGATTTAGCTGGGTCGTTACCTTCGTTTTCGATTTGAGCAATTCTAAATGCTCTCTTACTATCTTCTCTAACTAAATCTCTTTGTTCGTTAAATTGATCCTCAGATAAGTTAAAGATATTTTCGTAAATATAATCTGTAGCAAATAATTTACTCTCTGCCATCTGACTAGCTAGATCCATCTTTTCTTTTAATAAAGCAATTTTCTCTTGCTCGTAAATAATAGATGGAGTAGTCAGCTTAAGTTCGAAGTTTGTTAGTCCTTCTCCTTTATATCCTTGAACATATAAGTGTACTAAAGCAATCTTAGTTAATTCAGATTCGATAATTCTCTGAATACGCTCAATAGTTCTTGCAAATCTAATATCTTCTGCAGCTAATGTTGCCTTACCCTGCAAGTCTCCTTCGTAACCGAAGTATGCTTTTGGTACTTTGAGTGCAGCAAACATTTTGTCTCTTAGGTACTCAACGTCATTTGTACCGTCGTAATCTAAACCTTTAGTAGTATCTATTCTTGTTGTAGCATCCCCGCCTCTAACTGGAATATAGAAATCCTCCATCATGTTCTGCATGTTGAACTTCAAGTTATATTGACCGGTTTGTTGATCAATATAAGGAGTCTTCTTCATACCGTTGATAGTCTTCTGCATAAACTGCTCAACTTCCTGAGGAGGAATCTGACCGACGTTTACGTAGAATACTCTCTTTTCAGGAGCTCTCATGATACGGTGAATCAACATCGCATCTTCCATCAAAGTTAACTGCTTGAAAATCTTTCTAGCAGGCTCTAAATAAGAACGTCCATAAGGAAGGTAGTTTGTATCAGATAGCAATCTAAAGTGTGCTACTTCGTAGTTATCTAATTTAATAACTTTGTCCTTATGTCTTGGAATGTAATTTGGATCGCTTGAGGAAGCAATACCGTCTGGGTCGATTGTAAACTGTACTTTAGCAGGTTCGTCTGGGTCTTGACTTTCATGTCTCACCATACTGTAGACTGTATACGGCAGCACATTATATACACCGAACTCTTCTGCTACTTCTAATTTTAAGAAAAAGTCTCCATACTTACACATATTACGTACCCATGACCAGAGGTTAAACTCTAGGTTTAAAACATCGTAAAATAAGTTGTGGAGGATCTTCTTAACATTTTCATCGGAAGATTTGATAGTGAGAATATCTCCCATATCATTCTTAAGAGTAGCTTCGTCGGCTAAGATATCTAATGCTGAAGCAATAATTGGATCAGTGTCCATTGCTTCGTAATCTGAGTATAATTGAATCCTTAACGTCTGATAATTCAGGTTAGGATTGAATATATTCTTATTATTATATAAGTAAAGTCTTGAGAAGCGATCTACCAGAGAGTTGGTTTCGTATCTACCTGTGCTCTGAATATGGTTAACGTCAGCTACCTTAAGCTGATTCCCGCCGACGTTGCGAATTACTACGTCGGTAGAAAAGAGTCTCTGTAATCTACCAAATAAGGAAGTATCAGCCATGTAAAAATAGTTTAATTATAAATAGGCCTACTATAATAACCAAGATATATCCTGTTCACCATCAGGCGTCTTCATAAGATACGGATTATTCTGCATATTACCAACACTATATGCTGCTCCTTGTCTATTATTTAAACTATTAATTGCTGATAGATTTGCTCTAGATAAGTCCATTCCTTGTTGTCTTAACCTTAGTGCGGTATCTCTAACGTATAGTCCGGTAGCAAATGCCATTACTAAATCATCATTGTAGTTGGTCTGTGCTTGAGCTTTACCGTTCTTCCATATGAATACTCTCATTTCCTTGAGTAATCTCTTGGATTTTATAGTTACAGATTTCTCTCTAACGTAATCCATCATCTTAGCAATAACTAGAGGTCTAGTTCTCATAGACATTGTAAAGCCGGGAGTAAGGTTACCTTTCTCCATTTTAGTCATATAACTCTCTACAGTATCTTGATCTGATTTAGATGAATAATAGAAGTTTCCGTACTCTCTTTCAATAATCTGCTCGATAGTAGACCATCCGATATTTGCGTTCTCTACAACTAGTAATGCGTTGTTATATTCAGTTGCTACTCCTACCAGTAGGTTACCGTATTCTTTAGGAGGTACTTTACTTTTAAATTCAGCTACCTGAGTTGCTGATTCAATATCAAAGACGTGAAAGGCGGAGAAATCTTGTCCATCTCCTCTAGCGACATCGGCTACTACCATGTAACTCTTAGTATAGTCTGGGTACTCCCATATCCAGTAATCTCCCGATACCCCTCTTTTTTCGATAGGATCTTGCTGTGAAGTTGTCTCTAAATGTACCAAGTCAGCAGGTTCAAATACCGTATCTCCAGATGATAAGAAATCACAATCACATTCCTGTGCTGCCATCCTAGGTCCTAAATCAGCGTCTTGTTGATCTCTCCAAGCTTGGTTTCTCTCAGGATGTACTGTCCATGGAAGTTTAATAGGTATAAAGCTATTTTCTCCAGTCTCAGCTTTCTCCCACGTTTGATGGAACCAGTTACCAATACCGTTGGGAGTTGATAAAGCCATACATTGACCTCCGGTAGCTAGTGTTTGTTGAGCTGCAGCGAATGTTTCGTCGATATTATCGATAAATGCTGCCTCATCGATTAAGAGTAACGATACTGCTTCTGAACGAGCTGCATCTGAGTTTGATGATTTAGCGGTGATTCTTGATCCGTTTTTAAGTCTTAGAGATAATTTGTTATCTTCTACTGCTTTTATTCTCAACCAACTAGGAAGCTCTTTGTACATAAACTGTACCTTATTTACTAAGTTTCGAGCTGTAGCTTGAGTAGTTGCTAGTGCTAAGACGTTTTTATCTTTGTGGAAGATCATTAACCATAGACTATATCCTGCTGCTAAAGTAGAGATTCCTAACTGCCTAGACTTAAGGGTGATGAGGAATTGATGATCTCTAAATAAGTGCAGTACTTTTCCTTGAAAAGGATATAAATTAAATAGAATACGTCCTCTCTGTGGGTGCTGGATATAGCAATACTTCTTCATGAAGTACTCAGGATCTTTAGCACACTTAGCGTATTCCTGTATGATGATCTTTTTTACGTCTTGCTGACTCATAACATTATTATAATTCCTACAACAGTTCCTACGATCGTACCTCCCATCCAGCCTTTATACAAGTTCCATCTGCGCTGTCTTCTTAGGGTAGCTTGGTACTTCTTTTGCTTTTCTATTTGAGAGTTTTTCTCTTCTATGACTCCGTTTAGGTTATTTTTTGTATCTATGAGATTTGAGATCTGTCCATCTTTAGCTATAATAGCTTGATTTAGACTCTCAATATCTCTTAAGTAACTTTCTAATTCCTTTTGACAGAGGTCTCCTTTTTCAAGATCAGTGATAACTTCTCTGGCAATCTTCTGAGGAATGTAAATGAGAGTATCCCCGTTACTTGCTATAACGCTCTGTGAAGTAGCTTGAAAGCTCAGAAGCAGAAAGCTTACTAAGTTTAGCAATTTTACGATCGAATGCATCTCTTTCTTGTTTACGTTTTTCTTCCTCAATATCTAAAGCAGCTAAGGCACTATCGACCTTTAACTGTAACATATCATTCTCTATATCTAATAGAGTTATGTGGTTCTGTAGCGAGTCAACTTTGGCTTCGCTTTCAGCGATATAGGCTTCTAACTTATCCTTATCTTTGTTATTCATCGGAGTAAGTAAACCAAATGCATACATTGCAGCTATTGCAACTGCTACTAAAACCATTATATTACTAACCTTTAATTTCATAGTCTAATCTACGCCTGCGAATACATCTTCTTCACCGGATGGTGTTTCTGCTGCTGGTTCTTCTGCTCCTGCTGTTGTTGCTGCTCCTCCTTCTTCTCCGGGGAACTCTCCTCCACCGCCTTCTACTCCGCCGAATACATCTTCTCCAGATGCTGGTTCGTCGAATTGAGAGGTAATAGGTCCTGAGGCTAGCATATGTCCAATCTTATCTAAGCATTGCTGATATTCAGATACGTTGTTTAAAAAGTACCTCTTACCCTCTACCGTAGCTTGAAAGCCTTTGCCCATCCACTTGAACTGAATATCTTGACCTTTCTTGATCTTTACCTTAAATGTAGATCGTTTAGGGCACAT